GATCGTAGAGTCCTGCTGGCTAGCGTGCTCTTCAGGCTTCTGGCCCATGACGTGTGCGGCAACATCTCGGAGCGAGAGTCCAAGGCGCTGGCAGATGTCATCGAGCCCGCCGAGCAGGTCCGTCCGAAGCTTGTTCTCCATGTTGACGTATTCGCGGACGACACCGGAAAGCTCCTTGCCGCTGGCCTTGGCCATTTCGTGGAATTCATTGAGCGTGCTGTCGCGCTCGGCCGAGGCCTTGTACTTCTGGAAACCGTCAGTCAGTTCCTTGATCGCGCGTTCGGTCTCCTTGCGCACGGACTCTGGCGCTGTTGCCCATTCCTTCTTGGCGTCCTCAGAAAAGCGCGAAGGCGCCTCGCTGGCCGTGAAGCTGGGCTTGACAGCCTCGGCCGGCTTTACCGCATCCTTGGCCACGGCAGGCGGTGCAACCGGCTCTTTGGGGGCAAACTTGCCGCCCTCGCCGCGCGCCGGCGGCTCCTTGCCTTCGGGCTTGGCCTTGGTCTCGGGCTTCTCCGCAGGCTTGACCTCGGCTTGTTTCGCCTCAGCCTTGGCCATCGCGCGATCGATGCTATCATCGAGCGATACAGGTTTGGCAGGCTCAGTGATCGGCTTCTCTTGCGGCGCCTGCGAGCCCAAAGGCTCATTGAATGAACCTGCGTTCTCGTTGATGACGGCACCGGCGGGGGCTTCGGGCGCGGGTCCGCTATCAGCGACAACTGCTGCATCGGTCATGTACGTTCTCCGTCTGAGGGAATGCGTTAGGAAACTCGCGCGAAGGCTTTTTCAACAGCCTGGTTGATGCCGGCCTCGCGCTGGGTCTTGGACATCTTCGGCTTGGGCTGGTTCAGTTTCTCGGTGCCGATTTCGGTCAGGCCATTGGCCCGCGTGACCTTTCGGAACTCCGATTTCGAGGTGTAGAATTTGCCATCGACATGCTCGGCCGCTTCCATCGTATCGCTAATGAGCATAGGGCAAGGAAGATCAGAACGCTGAGCAGCCGGTCGAATATCATCTGGCCCGCCCTTCTCGACCAACCGTCCGTTGCGATAGACCCATGTTCCGCGCATTAGGAAATCGTCGCCGCCTCTGCTCGACCAAGTTCGGCCATGGCATGAGAGGAATTGAAGGTGCTGCCCACACCACCGCTCCCGATAGCGCCCTGATATTGGCTGGAGGCGTTCGAAAGCGTCGAATTGCCAGAGACCGCACCGCAACCGCCCGTCGTGCCGTAATAGGTCGTCCAATAGGGCAATCGCAGATGTGTCGGCCAGTAGCGATCGACGTAAACTCGCTCCGTTAGGGCCTTGCCGTCAATGTCCGCCACGCGCGCCTTGATCCGATCCCACTGCGCTTTGGTCGGGATTTTGCCGTCGAAAGCCTCAGTAAACCCGTCAAACCATGCCTTGAATTCGTTCGGTGTCATGCTGGCTCCTTTGCTTTCTCCTTCGCCGCCTGCGCTTTGATTGCAGTGCTATCAGCCGTTGCCTGTACGCTGGCGTCGGTCGTCCTGATGGCATTGTCCGTCTGCGTCTCGGTCTGCTCGATCTTAGCGCCCGTGGTCGCGATCGTTCCGGCCGTCTTGACCTTTACGCCCTCGATCTCGAGCCGCAGTTTCTCGATTGCGAGCGCGCCGAGCTCCATCTCCTGATCGTGTTTCTGCACTGCGCAGTCGTATTCGTAGGCCAGCATTTCCTTCTTGCTATCCATCTCGATCTGCCGCGCCGCAGCCGCGTCGAATTCCTGCTGCTCCTTGATGCGCCGGTTCACGTCGTCGTCGGCAGCCTTGGAATTTGCCTCGATCACCATCTTCTGGGCATTGGCCGCTTTCTCAGCCGCTTCAGCCTGAGCCATCTGTGCGTCAGACTGAGCCTTGACCTGTGTGGCCTGAGCGTCGGCCATAGCCTTGGCGTGCGCAGGATCCGGCGGCTTCGGCTGCTGCGCCATCACCGCCATATCGTCGGCAAACTCCTCGATCACGCCTTCCAACTGACGACCGGCGCGGAACTGGCTCGCCACGTATTTCAGCGTTTCCGCGGCCAGCTTGGCCGACTGCGGCACCTGCTGCACCATGGGGATAACCTGGCCCATGAAGCCGCCGACCGCAGTCACGAACTCGGTGGCGCGCTGCTTCTGCGCGTTCTCGTCCGGCGCGATGGTCGAATCCGTCTCGATGTCCAGGATGAATGGCCGCGTGCGCTGGTCGCGCAGCAGCTTCATCACCTTCTCAACCGTTGGCGTCTCGTTCAGTTCTTCAATCTGCTTCTTGAGGCCCTCGGCCTGCTGCTGAGCCTGCTGCAGCATCTGCTGGGCCTGCTCTGGGTTCTGCTGCGCCGCCGCCTGCATCTGCGGGTCGCTCTTAGCCTTCTCGACTTGGGCAATGATGCCCTTGATCTGCATCTCCAGCGGCTTGATCTTGGACTTGATGTCCGCGTCCGTCTCGATCTCCATCTGAGACATATCGAGCATGGTCTTTGACGTGAAGTTCTCGGCCATGATCTCGGCCGAAATCCGCACCAGATCCCGCGCAAACCGCGCCAGTTCGTTCTGCCGGTCCTTGATCCGCACCGAGCCGTATTGGCTCTTGAGCTGCTGCGCCGTGGCTGTCTCGCTGGCCTCGGTCGCACCGCGCATGATGTCGGACAGGCCGGTAATCTCGTATACGTCGGCGATCAGTTGCTTGCGGAGCTCCACGCACTGCACAATCGTTGTGGCAATCTGGTCGATCGGCAGCCATACGATCGTGTCCTTGGCCGCGCCGCCGCCGAGCAGCGACCAATTCGAGACCGGGATCAGCACCTGATTATTGACGGTCTGCTTGATCGCCGCCTCAATAGCGTCACCGAGCTCGCCGGCGCCGGCCGGATAGAAGCCCCTGACCTGCAATGCCTCCGACAGCGCGCCAATCCGTGCCGTTAGTTCGTTGATCTCCTCGAGCTGGTCCTTGTAGAACAGCATGTCGGGGACAGGAACCAGCGTCCGCCGCTGCACCGTCGAATAAGCGGGCCGTGGGCACGGAAAGAAGTCCTGCAGATCAAGATGGGGCTCGCCTTCGTCAAGCACCTCATCGACGCCGGGCACAACCCAGATGACCTTGTTATCGGTCTTGGACCAAATCTCCCAGACGCCCGCCTTGCGCTCCGACTCGTTCTGGTCGTCGCCGACCTTGCGTTCCGTGTAGTCGGCCTCCTTCAGCTTATCCTTGGGAACGTCTTTGAAACGCTCCTCCATGCCGTCTTCGGTCAGCCATGACCGTTTTGCAACCCACGGCACCTCCTTCCAGGTTCGGGCCGTGGCGTGTAGGAAATCCTTGCGGTCGGTATGCTCAAGGCAGACCTTTTGTCCCTTCTTCGTCTCGTAGCGCACCCAGGCACAACCACGGGCCAATACGGTCAGGTCATCACGGACTAGCCGCATCACCCCGTCAATGTCCTGCAGCTCGAAACCTACGACCGTGCAACGCTCCAGCAATTCGGATGCCGTGCGTGGAACAGGGCGGCGATCCTTGAACCGCGGCGCAACCACAGGCACGGGAGGCCTACTGTAAATCGATGGCCCAAGCACCTGAATATTGGCCCAAAACATCTGAAACTGACGATCGCGCGAAACCGCCGCAAGCTGCTTCAAATCAGCATACAGTTTGTCGATGCTGTCGGCCTTCTCCTGCCAGTCCTTGAAGTCGTGCTCAGCCTGCTCTATTTGAGCAAGCCAATAGCGGGAGGATTTAGGCTCGCGCTTGGCCTCCTCCTCGCCTTCGCTATGCCCCATGATGCCGGCGGAATCCGTCATACCCTGATCCTTCTGCCCGTGTTCTCATACACAGGCGGAGCGATGAACTGGCCGGGCTTCGGAGCCCGCTTCGGCTCCTCGATCACCTCGACCACATTGCGCCAACCGAGCGACAGATAGCGGAAGGCCGCAGATAGATGCGCCGTCCAGTCGTGTACGTCGGTGGCCTTGAACGTCTTTTTCTCGTCGTCCCATTCGCGGCGGTATTGCTCTAGGGCGGCGATACCCTTTTCCTCACACCGAGGATGGAAAACCGCCTTCTTGAGCGTCAGCCGCGCCGCGTTAATGCCATCCAGGAACGTGGCCATCGGCACAAGCTGCGGCCGAAGGTTCAGCGCTTCCATCGTTTCAACGCGGGTTCGGCCTGTGCCCCACTCCTTGACCTTGGCGTCATGCGGCACGAGGTCGATGCCTGGCGCATATGGCTTGGCGTGAACGACCTCGGCGTAGTGGTCGACGCCGGCACCGGATGCCGTGTAGCAATCGAATATCATCGGTCTGCCGCCCACCACCTGAAACCACCAGATGCTGGTGTCGTCCCTGACGCCGATGTCCCAAGCCCTGTGGACAGGCTTACCGGGGATCGGTTCAATCTCCTTGATCCGCCCATCAGCGCGCAGCGCCATCATCTCGCGGGCGAAATAGGCGCCCAGAATGGCTGCGTTGAACGAACAGAGGTATTCCTGTTCAAACTGCGCCTGGCCTACGTCCTCGCCATAGAGCGCAATGTATTCCTTCAGGCTCTCGGTGATCTGCTCCGGCGTCAGCGCGCCAGTGTCGTGAACCGTCGAAATCTCCGCAAACCAGCGCGGGTTGCTCTTGGCCATGTCGTACATGGCCTTGGCATGGTTGCGGCCGCGAGGCGTAGTGATAAATGCCGCCCAGCCGTTGTTTTCCTCCAGCATAGGCCGGTGATAGGCCCAGGCGCTCGGGTTAGCCAAAGCCCACTCCGAATAGGCAATTCCAGCCACGCCGGCACCGACCGTGGCGTCATAGCGATCGGAGCCAATTATCTGCCATGTCGAGCCGCATTTGAGCTTGATGAGCATTTGCTGCTCATCCTTGCTCTCGCGGATCTCGGGCGGGAATGCCTCGTCTATCCTCCGCTTGCCCGTGTGGGCGTTAATCGCGTTCCATAGGGCTTTGCGGCCCTGCTCGTATTCCGGCAGGCAGTGCCAATAGGAGGCAATGCGCTTGTGAGCCAGTTCACAGGTGGCCGCTAAAACGATCTCGTCTTTGCCCCAGCGGCGATGGGCGATCTCAATTGCTCGAGCTCCAGGCGTGTTGACCAAGTACTCATGGAACGGCCGCTGATACCAGCGAACGCGCCGCTCAATCGTTCGTGCGTTCATAAACGGTCTGGAACACGACGCCGACCGGATTTTCCGCGTCTCCCGTCACTTGCATAGGAAGCACCTTGCCGAGCAACGAAAGGAACGGACCAGGGTTGGCGACCGCCTGCATCCGCAGATACTCAACGGTCCCGCCTTCCCCTCCAGCCTTCTGAGCAGCCTCAAGGATGGCCTCTTTCAGGCTAGTGGTTATCTTGTTCGGGCTCCCCTTCTTACGCCCAGCACCCGCGCGCTTACCGCCGCGGGACATTTGAATTCACCTGATTGTTTTTCAAAGTGGCACATAGGGTTTGAGCCTATGCTCCCTTGTTGATGGTCTCTCTCAGCAATTGGACTTCGGGCGAGACGGGCCGGTCGTCTACGATCTCATAGGGCAGGATGACGATCTCATCCGGGCCGCGGGTTGCGACCGGCCCGGTCTGCGGCACGCGCGCGACGACCACAGCAACGGCCTCAGGAGCAACCGGCGCTGGCGTGCCTGTGCGCCCCATCATGTGGACGTGGCAGGCCTTGCGGTGCGCCTCTACGGCCTTCGCAAACTCTTCTGGAGGGCCGGAGAGGCTGAGCGGGATCTTGATGGTCATGCCAAGCCAGGGGTTAGGGAATCCTCGCAAGGATCTCATCAAGGCTGGTTTCGATCGCGTCAACCTGTGCCTGGCCGCCGT